GGTTACTCATTTGGTGTAGCTTATTGTGCCGATAATGAGTATATCTCTGGACTTAACCCATCTTTGGTCTATTCTACTCAAGAAGTCCCCTCAGAAGTTGACTTGGCGTTTTTATCTACTTTCCAAAAATCTGGAATTAAAACTTTAAGTTGTTCAAACTCTTTGTTTTATACTGTTTCTCTAGAGTCTGGTAGTAATGTAAACTTTAATGAGAGAATTTTCTTTGATCTTGTTAATGGTTATTTTAAGACATACTCTTCCTATAACTTTGGCGACACTTTATTTTTTTATGACGGTCAGTTAATGAATAAAGTTTCTGATTATACATACTCATCTAAACTTTTGATAAAGTCGGGATCTAGCTTAACATCTACTGGTGTTCTTGATGTTATACCACATTCCTACACTATTGATTCAATAAACTCTGGGGACTATCTCTCCGGTTCTGTTATTTCTCCGGCCTCTCAAAATTCGTTACTTTTCATCAACGGTGATGTAATCATCAGCGGAGTGGATTACGAATTAACCCTTTCTGGGTTTGTTCTAAAGACTTCGGATTATTCCGCCACTTCTGGAACACTTTCTAAAATAGTATTTTCTGGAGTAAATATCAAAACAGATTTTACATCAGGTAATTTCATTGAAACTAATTTTTATGACAATTCAATTATGGGGTTTGTAAATCGGAAAAGACTTCCTATTTCTGAATTTAAACAACTTAGCTCCGTGGAGCTTGGATATGGAGAATCTCTAACACCTTGCTTTTCTGTGGAGTCCATTTACACAAACGAAGGAAATTTTATTAATGAGTGAGTCTTTTGAAATTAAAAAAATAAATCCTATTAAATTGAGTGGCCTTTCTAACAAGGTTAAAGTTATAGGCGCAGACTATCAGGTTGGAGACTTAAAGAGATCTTCTAGCGTATCAATTTCGCTAATTGATAAAGATAACGTTTTGGAATCCTTTCCCCTTTCTTTAAAAAATCCGATCAAAATTGAAATTGGCTCTTTGGTCTTTTTTGGATACCCTATAAAAGAAAAACGTTCTTGTTCTCCGTCAGGTGACGTTGTTATTAATGTTGACTTTATTGATGGTAGTTTTATTTTAGACAAAATATTAGTGGGTTTGTGGGGCAAACACCACCAAGTTTTGCCAAAGACTATTGAAATCTCTGGGAACTCTATCAAAAGTTGGAAAAGAGGATCTTTTTACGGGCAAGATCCATTGATCATTGTTGGAGATTTCATTGATCCTTGCGGAGATGACGAGATAAATGTTATTGTTGATCCTTGTGATGTTTGTGAGACTAGCCCATTTGAACTCATTCAAGAGTTTGAAGAAGACATGAGGAAGATAGATTGTGAAAAAATCAGGGATTTGAGAATTCTTGATGTTGAATATTCCTTTCAAGATCTGATGACTGCCATTAATGATGGATGGCCCTCTCTTAGAATTTCTTCTGTTCCATTTTCTCAAGGAACCTCTACTTATAAAAAAGATTATACTGGGACTTTAAGAGATGTCTTAACAAATTGGTGTCGAGATTTTGGTTGGACTTTTTACTGGGAAGATGGTGAGATCGTCTTTTTAGATATCAGGTCTGGTATCGATATAAATTTAAAAGGCTTAGATTCTAACTGTAATGTTCTGAGTATCAATACTTCGAGATCTTTAGAAGGGACTTATTCTAATAACGTTTTGGGTTATTTCGGAAGAGAAGGTCAAGAAAGGGATTATCAATGTAATTATGAATTTGGTAAAAGGGTGGTTTGTAGGGCTCTTACTTTAAAAGATTTGCTATCGCCCTTGCAACCTATGGCTAAATTTGCGTCAGCTTATGTGGGCACTTCTGGTGGTAGCTTTAGTGAATGGGCCACGGACAAATACGACCTTTTAGAGTTTCTTTGTATGTGTAGTATGTATTCCCCAAGACTAAGGGAGGCTATAGCTTGGCTCAACGTTTATGGAATCGTGAGTCCCGAAGCTGCTCAAGAAAGGGTTGAGACCTCAAAAAGCGTAGAAGGGATCAATGGAGTTTCTATCGAATATAGGGCGTATCATGATTTAAAAATCAACGATGATATCGATTTAATGAAATTTTCCATGCCGCTTTCGGACCTTACCATAAAGAAGGTTTTTTCAAAAGAAATCAATTCGGGAGGTTTTGATATCTTAAAAAATGCCATTGGTGGAGAGGCTATGCAGTTAATAGATAGTCAGGAAGATGAAGAAGATGATTATTATTTTTTTATCGGGTCTCGTAATGATGAAAAATTTTCAACTAGGTATGAGTGGGAGTCGTCTATAGGCTCTGACTTTTTAGGTAAGTTCTTTATCAGAAAATATGATTCTAAAATAGGAAACTCTCCTTCTGTAATAGCTGCTGGTGGTGACTCCGCAAAATATTATGAGCATGGAGAAATCGGTTTGGACTTTTCTAAATTTTTCACAGTTCAAAACCCAGAAAGTTATATTGATGAGCTTGTAAATTCTACTGGGGAAACTAAAGATGCTTTTATACTTGTTGAAAGGGACCCTATGTGGCTTCCAAATTATGGAGAAGGTGATTATTTAGAAAGTTTGATACAAATATGTGATGAACTTGTTCCCCAAGAAATCTCGTCAATCTTATCTTTGGATTTAAACGGCCAACTTTCTTCATCTGATTTAAAGAATGATCACCCAGACTCTGAAAATGATGAAAATGGTGGATGGGTTGATACGGATAAGATTTTTCTTGTTAAAAGATATAAGTCCAGTAAAAATTCTGGGGCCTTATCTGTAAGCAATTTACAAACTTACGATTTTCACCCGAAAGATACAATAAAAGAGTCTTACATAGAAGGCTATGAAACTCCCGTTAAGGTTGGTTTAAGATCCCTTCAGGCTAAAAAAGTTTCGATAGAAGGAATTATATTTTGGATGCCTCCTCAAAGTTCTGTTAGAGAGCAAGAAGCAAGTCCGGAAAGCGAGCACATTCCTTATGCTGGAGGCTATTATGTTTTTGTAAATAATAACTCTTCGGTGGAAACCCTTTTAAGAGTTCCTAAAATAGAAATTGTTAGAAAATATTCACATAGCGCTCTCGACAATACTCTTGTAAGCAATTTGGTTGGAGCATCCTTAAGTGAAAGTATCATCGATGAATATTACTACGACGAAACCGAATTAGGATGTTTTCCTAAAACTACGGATCTTGAAAAGGCTATCGATGACTATGTTTCACCATTAAGAATAAATCAAACTGAGGAAATGATTGGATATGATATAGAATTAAATGGGGTTCCTGAAGAAAATTTTAAGATAAGCGATGGCTTTAGATCCATGAGCGTTCGTTTTTATGACGGAGCGCCTTCCACTAGTTTATCGTTCAGTAATTCTTTTCCAATTCCGGAAGATCCTAACTTAAGATTGGAGTTTAAGAAAAACCCACCTCTTTTCCACAACGAAGAGTCTAGAAGACGATGGAGAAACGTTCCTGATGGGTTTCCTAGAGAAGGGGGGTATCCGACATTATGATAAATTCTGGATATAGCTTGCGCAGTATCTCTTCTCAAGAAAGTGGCGTTTTTGAAACTTCTGTTAGGTTTGTTAATCAGCCGTCAGATTTTCAAATAGGTTTAACTGGGGACGGCTTCTTTGGTTTGACATGTTCGAATGGGCTGATTTCTGTAGATGGTTCAATCATTTCTTCTTTAAATACTGATACTAAGGATTTTAAAATAAAGTTTTCATATGATTCTTTTGATTTATTTATTAATGGGGTGGAGTCTATTCATGGCCAGAGTAAGTCTTCTGGGGTTTATGATAATATTTTAATTAATAGTTCTTCTGAAATTGAATATTCTTGCTTTGTTAGTGGTAGTAGGCCGTCTTTAGAAGCTCAAGTTTTAAATACTGCTGAATCTGGCAATAATATCGTTAATGTTTTTTTTGAAAATTTAACACCTTCTAGAAGTTTTAGATTTTTTAACGCTAGTGTGGACTCTACTCACTCTTCTAGGTTCTCTATATCTGGGTGGGAGACGGGGGTATGTCAAACTGGGTGTTTGATTCAAATGTTAAGCTTAGAAGATCAACCCTTAAATTCTTCTGGCATCAAGATTAATATAGATTCTAATTTTGGAAAATTCTCTACAATTGTAAATGTTGAATCATCTTTTACTGGAGGGTCGGAGATTTTCTCAATTTCCCCGAACCAAGACACTTCATTCTCTACTCAGGGGAGTAAAATTTTTAATGTTCTATCATACTATCGTGGAGCAGCTAGAAACTTAGAGGTTTCTCTCGAATATGTTTCTGGTGGTTTGTCTAACCAACTTAGGTCTTTAGAGTCTGGGAATATTTCAGGATTTGTTTCAGGTTTTTTACTTGGGGGTGGAACGATTACTTCTCCCGCAGTTAATTATTTGACTGGGGTCGTTGGCATGTCTGGTTTTATTTTTTCTGGAAACGCGAGTGGGGACATCTCTGCTACATACTATCATACCGGATCTATTATAAGAGATTTTTCGGTTTTAAATAGTGGTGTTGTTCCGAGTGGCTCTCGCTCAGGTGAAACTTTTTATTTGTCTTCCGGATCTCAACTATCTGGATTTATATTGGATGGTAGCGGAAGTTATGTTTTTAATAAAGCATATTCTGGTTATTACTTATCTGGTGGGGTTCACATACCTATGACTGGGTATGTAAATTCCACGGAATTTCTTTATTACTCAGAAGGTAGAACTGGGGGTATTGGAACAAGCGGTCTTAACATACCTCATAATGGGATTATTTCTGGATTCTATTCTGGAACTACTTTGATTTCTTCAATATCTTCTTACTATTATAATCAGTCGGGATTCAGCGGTTTTGTGACATCTACTCTATCTGGTGTTTATGTTCCTACTGGAATTTATTCTAAATTAATTTCGGGAATGGCGTATGCTCAAGATCCCTCTTTAAATGATATATCAGGAATGATTTCTGGTTATGTTTCTGGAATAATCGATAACGAAAATGGCTACCAAGTATTTGAAGGTTCTCTTACTGGAAATATTCCATATACATACTTATCTTGTGTTGCTTCTGATACTAGATTGGCTGGAGAACTCTTCCCAACAGTTACAAATTATACAGACGGTTACGGAAACTGGACTGGAAGCCTATACTCCTACAATTTCAGCCCAACTCGCGAATATCTCATTGGCTCTGGAAAACCTTGTAATTTTTATCTATCTGGGTATATCCTGCTTTACGATTATACTGGATATTTAATTTCCCTTCCAGACTTAAATATTGAATTAAGAAAAAGATCAAATAATTCTTTAATTTCATCAACTTACATTACTGATTTTGTCAGAAATCATGAGGTCGATTTGGGATCGGGCGTAACCTATTATACCCCTATTTATAGAACTTCTGTTATTAGTATGACTGGGGTGGATTTCGATGATGACCTCTATATAACTGGTAGGTATATCGCTCCTAGTGGTTGGGATGAAAGTGAATCTAGAGCTATCGAGTATAATAATAATATTTTTCATCTAGATTTGGTTCCTTTCTTTTCTGGAACCTTTTCTGGAAACGTTTCTGCCTCTGTTGACTATTCTCATACTGGTTATCTTACCGGATCTGGTAGCGTTCTCGGAAGTGGAAATTTAAGTGGCCAAGTCTCTGGAATATGGACTCTTTTAGAGGGGTCTGGTTCTGGGAGTGGAATTATGCTTGGTCCGGAAGTTCCTGTCGATTTTAAAGATATGTGGAATTTAAAATCTGGGTATGGTTTAAATGTTTACGATTTTAAAGAGAGTGGTTGGTTTACTTTTGGACAAAGCGGAAAGTTTGAGAATCCAGCAGCGGCAATGATAACTTCTCCAAATATCTTTAATGAGCCATTTATTCAAGTTGATTATGACAGATCTCTAAATAAAGGGGTATCTATTGCGAAATTGAGTGTATTTGATGGTTACAACTCGGAAGAAATTTTAATATCTGGATTCTAATGAACAAACCTTGGAGACCTAAAAAAATTGGATTTAAATCTGGATCTTCCGATAACTGTAGGATTTGGAATCTAGGGTTTAAAACAGAAGACGACAAAAGATACGTTAAATTACTCGATGGCTTAATAAATAACATTTCTGCGAAAAATTTAAACGAATGGGTTGAAATTCAAGAAACTGGATTTTTGATTTTAAATATTTCTTCTAGTGCGGGAAGTATTTCTGAGTTTTCATTAGAGTTTTCATCAACAATGCCCTCTCCGATAGGAGATGAGGAAAATTTGCCACCTTCTCAATTTGGTTTATTTTTAGGAAAAATTTCTAATTATGCTGTTATTTGTAAATTTACAAAAGCTCTTTCAATTCAACCTTTTAGATCTCGATGGATTGGAGTCACCCCATCTTCTCCTGCTGAAAATAATTTTGTTAATTTTTATACTTGGGCTATAAATGAGATTTAGAAGTTCACTATTTAATTACGACGTTCCTGACTACCGTTTTGAAAGTTCTGTTTTTTCGAGTAAATCCGAAAATTTGTATAGAAACATGAACACCTTCCACGCGGAAGGTTCTTCTTCCAATTCTTCAGAAACTATAGGCTTGACAAGGCAATTTACTCAAACTTATCAATTAAATATTTCTAATGAATCTAGTAATCAAGTTACTGAAAATTTGACGATTGCCAAAAATGTTGATGGAGAGAATGAAGTCAGCTTTTATAATAGAGAAGTTTCTTCTGTAGTTTTTTACAAAAATGAAACGATCTCCGAATTTGGGGCGACCTCAAAGGCCACAAGAACATTACTTACAACAACGAATACGGGTATCGGGGAAACTACTCTTGAAACGAATACAACATATGGAACGAATTACAATTCTGTAGATTCTATCAATTCAACTTATGTATATAAAACTATCATAAGCAATCAAAGCTCCCCAGACGGCTACGCTGGAACAAGTTCTTACGAAACTGTGGGTGTGAGTTCAACAACCTCTACGAGATCTTTTGCAGAAGATTCTTCAAGTTCTGTTGTCCAAAACATTCAACAAACTTCTCAAGAATCCTTTACCGCAGAAATTGAAAATTTTATAACTTCTACCTTCCAAGATTCATTTTCATTCTATGAGACCTCCTCGGTGAGTTTTAATAGATTTTTATCTTCTTTAACAACTACATCTGTCATAGTCAATTATTCAACTAGTCAGGGCTCTTCTGTCATTGCATCTAACCTTACGCAAACTTTTCAAAGTTTTTTTGAAATACCTAGCGAAGAAACTTCTTCCTACTCTTTAGTTCGTGGAAAATCTGTAGGGACTGCTTCGACTATAAGTGTTTTCGTTGAAAATTATTTTAATCCTTTGGAAAGTTTTTTTGCATTAACTAAAGATTTTGATTATGACAATTCTTTGCTTTTAGAGGGTATTCCATTTTCTCAGGCTTTCTCTAGTTTTTCAAGTAGTTATAATTGGTCTGACAATATCACTACTGTTGATAAAGGTGATATTTCGTATCGAAGATCTTTCGGGAATTCTATCGCAAGTTCTGTAATCACATACACTTCTGTTTTTGGATGGACGGAATCAGAGGAATTTGTGCAAACCAAATCTAGTGCATTAGATTCTTCCTTCCTTATCGAAGAAATTTCCACTAGACAAAGGTCTGCGGCGAACTCCACCGCTTTAAAGGTTTTTGCACAAAATATACAAGAGGCTTCTTCGAATATCTCTTCTATTTTGGGGACTTCTATTTTTATAACTGTTCCAACTATAATTAAGATTGATCCAAAAAATTACTCTACAACTGTCTTAAACGTAATCGAGACAATATCTACTATAGGTTCTGTTGTAGGTTTCTTTTCTACAACAGTTATAGATGACTCTCCTGTTTCGTCCTCTTTTTCGTCATCTACAAACGAAACTTACAATGTAACTAATTCTGGGACCGCCGTAGACTCCTATCGGTCAGCGATGTCTTCTGGGTCTTATGAAGAAGAGTTCTCCTTTTCTTCTCAGAAGGGCTTGACTCATAACTCTACAAATAAAAGATTTGATAACATTGTCTTCAACAAAGGTAAAACTTTTGTAGAAAATTTTCACTATGCAATTTGCCCAGAATTTAAAGCAGGATTTATAGGTTTTGAAAAATCAAATTATTATGGAGATTACTCCCTTGAGTCATTCGGTGATTTTGAAAAGATTATTTTGAATACAAAAATCGTTATGGAGCAAAATTACAAACGAAGCTCCTTGGCTTTCGAATGCAAAAAAATCTTGCACAATGAAAAGTTTTACGTTACTAAAGTTTTTGTAAGTTCCCCACCCAATGAAGCTTCTTATGAAACTTTCATTTCAGAATTTTCTTATTTTCAAACATATGTTCCAAATTTTTCAACAAGTGAAGTCATTGAAAACGATTCCTTAAAAGTTTTTTATTATACTGTATCTTTAAGAAATGAAAGCTCTTCAACTTTTGAGGAAGTGAATGGAGGGGTTTCAATGATTCTTCTTAATTCTTGCTCAAATGAAGAAAACTATAGAATTGATAGAGATACAATGGGAGGTTTTTTTCCATTAACGTCTCAAGTCGGAACTCTTTATTATAGGGGAGCTTTTAAAGCCACTCAAGTTTCTCCGTCAAGCTCCTCTACTTTTTCTTTTTTTAATTCTGGTCCTAACCTATCAGAGTATTCTATTCAATATGGTAATCATATTTCTTTAGAAGCCACGCCTCTCGTTCAATTGGGTTTGGGCTCTCATGTTTTTTATTGAAAAAATCTCTTGACTTTCTGATGGTTTTCGTTTAACTTTATCGTAACCCTCCCGCTCCTTGTCCAAGAGTGGGTTTAAAAAGGCTTCGGGTAGCTCAGGAAAGAGACCATAATATCTCAGAACTGAGTCCGGACTTGGCAGGATTCTCGTAAGTTTGTTGAAGAGCTTAGGGGTTGATGTAGCGGAATCCTGTGCCCCGAATAAGGGGAAGTTGACGCGGCTTGTGCCGTAATTTTGATTGAGACCTCAAAGGAAATCTAAGGGGTTAGGCAGCTTAAGCTAAAGCTTTGGCTATGGACTTGTGTTGCCTAATTTTTCCTTTCCTAAAGGAAAACAAGGTTTATAGAATTAATATTAATTAATAAGAGATAAGATCGTGAAGCCCAAAATCTCAAAGAGAAAGAGTAAGATAGTTCATAACAAGAGAAACTCTTTACTCAAAGCCCTTAGGCGATTTGAGCAATCAGATCAAGATTTTTCTAAAAGGCTATTCGCTAAAATTTCCCCATGGAGCTTCAGAATGTGCTCTTGCGCTGGAGTGCCATACCCTCCTAAGTTTGAAGATTTTGAAGGGGTTTCAAAGAAAAAAATCATTCTGGCTGCATTTTCTTCTAAAATCTTCTTGACACTATCGTAATAAGTGTTATATTTATGGAAATTATGGATATGAACATCATCGTCTGTGAGAACGACACTTCAAAACGAAGCTTGGAAGATTATAAAAAAACCTGTTTAGAATATTTCTTAAAAGACGATACGTTCGCTATAGAAATTGATACGGACAGGCTTTCAAATTCAGCCGCACAGTTGTCGTATCTCGCTCTTAAATCCTTAGAGGAAGATGGTATTTTAACATCGACAGCTTCTAAAATTGGACAAACCACCTTCTTCTTGAAGAAGGAGATTTACAACAAGACAGTGCCATTTAGCTTAAGTTATGAAGCGCTTGATAACGCGGCGAATCTTTATAATGTAATTATGCCCAGTTTAATTAAAGATCCTACATTTTTTCGTGAAATTTCGCCACTAGATATTGACCAATCCATTCTTGAGGCGCTTCTTTCTCTATTAACCCTTTCCGTTCTTCCTCAGGAGACGCCCACGGGATTTGGGAATACCTCGACTTCAACAACTTACACATTAGAATGAGGGTTATAGGACTCAGTGGGGTAGCGACTTCAGGAAAGGACCTAATGTGTTCCCTTTTGGTAGAAGCCTTTGAAAAACAAGGTAAAAAGGCAAAAAGGTTTGCTTTGGCCGATGAGCTTAAGTTAAAGCTTAACGATCTTTTGAAGAAAGAGTTTTCGATTGATATCTTCTCCTGCTCGAAAGAGGAGAAGGAATTAGTCAGGCCCCTTCTCGTCTCGTTTGGGAAGATCGCAAGAGAAAGGACCCAAGGAAAGTTCTGGACAGACCTTTTAGAGAGGAAGATAAAAGAATCAGAAAGTATTGATTATGCGATAGTCACAGACGTAAGATACGATGAGTTTGAGGAAGATGAGGTTTCTTGGGTAATTGAGAAAATGAATGGTGTATTAGTTCATATATCTAGACTTGAAAATGGAATACGAGTAACTCCTCCAAACGAGGACGAGGCTAGGAATGATCCGAGGATCGAAGGAAAAGCAAATTTTAAAGTAGTTTGGGATACTAATCTCACTTTAGCTAAAGAAGCCGCATTTGATTTAAGCAATTCAATTTTCCTATCAGGCCCAGAGGGAAGGATATCTAAATGAACGAAGTTGTTTTAATTCTGGCGAGCTATTCGGTTTTCTTTTTTCTGAATTTTACAGATCTTGGAGGAATATTTTCAAAACCTCTATTCGAGAGGCTGAATTTAGCGAAGACAAGAAAAGACCTTTTTTCAAAAGTAGTAAAATACTCATTATACCCCTTAAATTGCTGCTATTGCTTTTCATTCTGGTTCACATTAATCTTTTCAAAAGGGGAAATCCTCTTGGCGTTTGCGGCAGCAATTATAGCACTGACATTAAATACATTAATTTTTAAAGACAAAACATATGGCAAATAAAGTAATAATTATGGGGAATCTCACTAGAGATCCGGAACTAAGGACTCTTTCGAGTGGAACCTCTGTTGCTGAAGTGGCGATTGCCCTTAACAGAAAGTTTACCTCGAATGGGGAAAAGAAAGAGGAAACTACATTCGTTGATGTAGTGTTCTGGGGCAAACAGGCTGAGATTCTCGGTCAGTATGCGAAAAAGGGCCGTCAGCTATATGTTGAAGGTCGGTTGACTCAGGACTCTTGGGAGGATAACGAGGGGAACAAGAGAACCAAAATTAAAATCACTGGAGAAGATTTTGAGTTCATTGGTGGGTCCGGACAGCCTTCCGAAAAGGAAGGAACTCCAAAACCAAAGGCCGCGAACCAACCTGTGGTCGTGGACGTTGAAGACGACGAAATTCCTTTCTAAGATGCAACTTAACGTCCCTCTCAACTCCCTTTCTTTCGGGAATGTTAGTATTAACATTCTTAGAGAACTCTTTAACAGAAAAGAGGAGGTATCCGTTATCCCAATCGGGAATATGGATCTATCAGCCTTTTCTATTGAGGAGCCATTTAAAGATTGGATCTCCGAAAGCCTTGAGAGGGGCGTTAAATTTCCAGATAGAAACGCAAAAGGGATTAAATTATGGCACATTCAGGGTTTGAATGAGTCATTTCAAAATGAGCCGTGCTCATTTACTTTTCACGAAACAGATCAGTTGACCGATATCGAAAGGAAGATTCTCTCACAACAAAGAACTGTATTTGTTTCTTCACAATATACTAAAAAAGTTTTTGAAGAGTCTGGTCTTGAAAATGTTGTATATTGTCCCTTAGGTTTTGATTCTCATCACTTCAAAAAAACTGGAAAAAGATACTTAGGGAAGTCTGTTAAGACTTTTGGTCTTTATGGAAAGTTCGAGTCAAGAAAAAATACCCTAAGGGTTCTTGCGGCTTGGATTAGAAAGTTCGGTAATAAAGACGGGTATGCCTTGAACTGTGCAATTTCAAATCCATTTATGGATGATAAGCACTTAAAGGCTTTGGTAAGTTCTACGTTTCCCAACGGAGAACAACCATTTAATGTGAACTTCTTGGGCTTCTCTAGAACCTTAGAGGAATATAATGACGTTTTGAACGCGGCAGATGTAGACCTTACAGGAATGTCGTCTTGCGAAGGTTTCAACTTACCGACCTTTCAGTCTCTGTGCTTGGGGAAATGGAGTGTCGTTCTTAACGAGCATGTTCATAAAGATTTTGCAAACGAATCTAACTCGATACTTGTTAAGAGTTCTGGAATGCGAGATGCAGAAGACGGAATCTTTTTTAAAAAAGGATTCTTTGTAAATCAAGGATTATGGTTCGACTTCAAGGATGAAGATCTTGAAGAAGCTCTTGAAAAGGCCGCAGAACTGGCAAAAACGCCAAACCCAAACGGAGAAGCTTTGGCGACGGAATTCTCTTGGGCAAGAACCGTAGATACAATTTTAGCAAACATTTAAAATGCCACTTTATATTTACAGGAGCCCCTCAACGGGAGAGACGAAAGAGATCCTTCAATCAATGAAGGATAAGCACGAATATTTTGAAGATGGGGAGGAGTGGATTAGAGTTTGGACGGTCCCCCAAGCTAGTTTAGATTCTAAATTCGATCCTTTTTCACAAAAAGACTTCTTAAAGAAGACTGAAAAAGCGGGAACTATTGGAGAGCTTTGGGATAGATCTGCTGAATGGTCAGAAAAAAGGAAAGACAAGGTTGGCGCGGAGGACCCGATTAGAAGGAAAGAATTAGATAACTATTCTAAGGAACGCAAGGGTAAAAAACACGAACTAGATCGGGTTAAGTCATGACACCGGAAAATTTCACATATTGGTTAAAGGGCTATTTTGAAATCTCAAAATCGAGAGAATTAAGTCCCGAACAGGTTGAAGAAATTAAGAATCATTTAGACTTAGTTTTTGAAAAGGTAACACCATACGTTGAAATTTATTCACAACTAGGAATAAAGAAGCCACTCCCAAGTCTCGCCGAGGTGAGATACTGCTGAATTAAATTAGGCGTAATGACGCAAATAGTATCCAGAGATTACGAGATTGTAAGGTGTAATTAATTACCCATGAGTGAAAAGAATTTATTTGAACCGAGAGAACATTTTAAACCATTTGAATATCCTAAGTGTGAAGAGTTTTGTGACGCGATAGGAGAGTCCTACTGGACTCATAAGGAGTGGACGTTTGCGACAGATGTTGCTGAATTCCATTCCGATCTAACTGACTATCAAAGAGAAATTGTTAAAAAATGTCTATTACTTATTTCACAAATTGAGGTTTCAGTAAAAACTTTCTTCCTAAAATTAGGAGACCACCTTCCAAAGCCTGAGATTTTAATGGTTGGGGCAACATTCGCCGAATCAGAAGTTAGGCACGAAAGAGCATATAGTCACCTTTTAGAGGTGATGGGGCTCAATGAGGACTTCGAAAAGATTTACGAAATCCCAGCGATCATCGATAGGCACAACTACCTAAAGAAATATAAGCAATTCTCTAATGCGAGATTAGAGGAAAATTTCCTTAGGTCTATAATTTTGTTCTCTTTGTTCATCGAGAACGTGTCGTTATTTAGTCAGTTCTTCATCCTCATGTCCTTTAACAAGCATCGTAAGCTTTTAAAGGATATCAACAACGCAGTAGCGGCAACTTCAAAGGAAGAACAGATTCACGCAGCATTCGGGGCATTCATTATTAATGAGATTAGAGAAGAAAAGCCGGAGTTCTTCACTGAAGACTTGGAGACCATGGTAATCAATTTCTGCAAAAAGGCTTATGAGGCAGAATGCAAAGTGCTAGATTGGGTTTTTGATCAAGGAGATCTGGATTTTATTAAACTTGAAGAAGTAAAAGAATTTGTTAAAAAAAGGCTAAACGATTCCCTTGAACTTATTGGATATAAGCCTATTTTTGAAGTAGACAAGAAAACCTTAAAGTCTGTAAAATGGTTTGAAGAAGAACTATTTAGTGATGCCCATTTTGATTTCTTCCACCAAAGACCTGTGAGCTATAGCAGAAAGAACAAATCTATTACAGCGGACGATTTATTTTAATATGAAGTATAAATGGTTAACAAAGCCTTCAAGAATTTTCTTGAAGAACGGATATTTGCTCGAAGGAGAAAGTCCAGAGGATAGAATTGAGAATATTGCAAATACAGCAGAAAGAATTCTAAACAAGTCTGGTTTCTCAGAAAAGTTCAAGGAATACATGGATAAAGGGTGGTTCCTTTTATCCACGCCTGTTTGGGCAAACTTTGGAAGAGAGAGGGGCCTTCCGATTTCTTGCTTAACAGGAGACTCTTGGATTAATACCCTTCATGAGGGGGGCACGCAAATAAAAGATATTAAGGTTGGAGATCAGGTTTTAACACACAAAGGAAGATTCAGGAGGGTTACAAATGTTCAAGTAAGAAATTCCCAGAATGATATTTTTGAAATAAAAGTTCAAACAAGAAAAACTCCGATCAAAATTACTGGCAATCACCCCGTTTTAACGAATTTAGGATGGGTTAGGGTTGATGAGCTAAATCCGAAAATTCATTATATTGCGACGAATAATAAGGTAGATCTGTTTCAAAATAGCGAATATCCGACCTTATCGTTTAATAATAAAAAGGATTATGGAAATGGGAAATTTGAAGCTAAAAAAATAGAGCAAGTAAAAGTAGATAGAGATCTCGCTTGGGCTTTGGGTCTTTGGTTTGCAGAAGGGTCCCTTTCTACAAATCAGAATAAAACCCCTAATGGAATTAGAATAACTATGGGAATTCCATTTAGAAAAGAAATGGAACGCTTTGGTAAAATTCTTGAAGATAAAACCAACCTTCCATTTAATATTTACGAGAGTAATGTCGAAAGAGATGGAAAAACAAACTCTTGGCTGACTTTAAATATTAACTCTGTAGTTTTGGGGGAATTCTTTTTAGAGAATTTCGGAGAAAACTGTAAAGTTAAAAACATTCCACAGTATCTCAAAGAAGCCCCTATAGAAATTATCTCTTCGTTCTTTGAGGGGTTTTATCTTGGTGATGGTTGTAAGACGTATAACCAACAATCCTTTACTATCTCTAACCCAAAACTAGCCATGTCTCTTTATGAGATAGGACTTAGGTGCGGATACAGAATGGGCTTACAAATGCAAACTAAAGCTGGTAAGCTATCAACAACAAAATTTGTTTATAAAGTTTCAATTTATTGCAACCAAGGTAAAACAAATCTCTCGGTAAATAGTGCTCATTCTGGAATAGAATTTTCAGACGGAAACAGATACTGTCCATTTAAACTTAAAAAATTGACCCATAACGAACCCGTATATGATATAACCGTAGAAGAAGATCATTCTTTTAGTGTCTCTGGGGTTATTGTTCATAACTGTTTTAACTCTTATTTATCAGACACGATGGAATCGATCCTATATAACCTAGCAGAGGTTGGGATGATGACAAAAATGGGAGGAGGGTGTAGTGGATTTTTTGGAGAATTGAGAGCGAGAGGTTCTGAGATTTCAGGTGGAGGAAAGTCCGATGGGGCGGTTCATTTTATGAGACTGTTCGATACAGCAATGATCACTTGCAAGCAAGCCTCTATTCGTAGAGGCGTTATGGGGTGCTATCTGCCTATTGATCACGGTGACGTAGAGGAACTTTTAAGAGTAAAGCTTGAAGGAAGTCCAATCCAAGATTTATTTACAGGGGTTTGTGTTCCTGACGAATGGATGAAATCCATGATCGATGGAGATAAAGAAAAGAGATCTCTCTGGGCGAAAGTATTAAAGAGCAGATCGGAGTCTGGAATTCCTTACATCTTTTTTACAGACAATGTAAATAACAATGCCCCACAGGTCTACAAAGATAAAGGTAGAAAAATTCATGGGTCAAATGTGTGCTCAGAAATCATGCTTTCTTCGAATGAAGATGAGTCTTTCGTTTGCTGCTTGTCATCTATGAACCTTTTGCATTACGACGAGTGGAAGGATACGGACGCAGTAGAGGTAATGGCATACTTTTTAGATGCTGTTCTCACAGAGTTTATTGAAAAAGCTTCGAAGATTCCATTTATGGACAGGGCAGTTAAATTTGCCGAAAACCAAAGAGCTATTGGGATTGGAGCAACAGGCTGGCACTCGCTCCTACAAAGCAAGATGATTCCTTTCGAAGGTTTAGAGGCTCAAATGTTGAACGTAGAGATCTTCAAGACAATGAATGAGAAGTCTCTAGAAGCGTCGAAGAAAGCCGCGATAGAATTGGGAGAACCTCCCATGCTAAAAGGATATGGAGAAAGATGGGTCACAAGGCACGCTGTAGCACCGAACACCTCTTCCGCTTTTGTCTTGGGGCAAGTTTCCCAATCAATTGAGCCATTTAAGTCTAACTATTATGTAAAAGATTTGGCCAAATTCAAGTTCACATTCAAGAATCCATATCTTGAAAAAGTTTTGGATGAAAGGGGCTTAAATACAGATGAAGTATGGGACTCTATTCTCCTCAAAAACGGATCAGTTCAACACTTGTCAGGGCTCTCCCAGCAAGAGAAAGATGTTTTCAGGACTTTCACAGAAATTAGCGCGAAGGAAACGGTTATTCAAGCAGCCCAGAGACAAAAATACATAGATCAGGGGCAAAGCCTTAACCTAATGGTTCCTCCCGAAACACCGACAAAAGATATTAATGCACTTTTAATTTTTGCTTGGGAAAGCGGTATCAAGTCTCTCTACTATCAACATTCTATCAATGCCGCACAAGCTTTTTATAGAAAGTTAAATGAGTGTTCTAGCTGCGAGGGCTGATACTAAAGATTAAGTATTATAAATATCTCAGATAAGCTCTTGACAATAGGGCTTATAGGTGTTATAATTTCCAGAATATGGATAAGATACAATCTCAAGTGAAAGCCTTCATGGAGAGGGCGGGGCAAACAGTTAGAACCAAACCCTCCTCGATTCCTCAGGACGAGGCAACGTTAAGAGTGAAACTTCTTATTGAAGAAGTTTTTGAACTTGCAGAGGCAAGTGGTGTTTCGATCATTGGGTTAAAGGATGACGGTAGTCCTATCGTGGCAGAAGATTTTCTTTATCTATCGATGGGTGTGGACGAAGAAAGGTTGCCCGATATCGCAGACGCAATTGCAGATATTAGCTACGTTAACTACGGAGCCGCCTTAGCTTACGGCATTAACATGGAACCTATCGAAGACTTTGTTCAAGAGGCTAACATGGCAAAGTTCTCAGAAGGATCTTACAGAAGAGAAGATGGGAAGTGGATGAAGCCCCCAGATTGGACCGGACCTGAAGAAAAAATTAAACAAGAGATTAATAGACAAAAAGATGCTAAGTGAAAAATTGATAGAAATCGGGGTAAGGGGTAACGGCAATTTTTTTGTCGAAATCTTAAACGACTTTGAATTCGAAGAAGACTTTGTAAGTAAATTGCTATCTTCGGTTTTATATTCGCTTTCAGAGTGCTTAGATGAAGGTCAGAACAAAGAACAGTTTCAGGCAGAAGTGATGGCCCTTCTAAATGAAGAAATGAGAGGCGGCGGATTCGGAGCATCATTAACAAGAATTTCATGAAAGTTTTTGAAATTTATTACGACGAAGAAGAAGGAAAGTGCGTAACAGAAGCGAACCCCTTTTCATTTAGTGAAGAGATTGTTATTGGAGTTTTGTCTTCTGTGCTGTATGCTTTTTTGTCGGCAGTGCCAGAGGCGGAAAAAGAGCAGTTCTTAGCCTCTATAAGTGAAAAGTTTCACGAAGAATTGATGTCAGGAAGAATCCTTTCTACTTCAACAATAGAATGAATAGAATTGTAGTTACAGGAGCTACTGGCCAAACTGGAAGTTATTTAGTAGAAATGCTTTCAAAATTAGATGAGAATCTAGTTTATGGAACTTCGCTTTCAAAACCCACCGTAATCTACCCCAGAGTAGAATATTTTAATTATGACCTTCGCATCGACGAAGAGGCTAGAGAGCTTATACAAGAAATAAAGCCTACCCATTTTATTAATTTGGCAGCAATAGCTAGACCAAAAGAAAATGACGTAGATCTTATTTTAGCTACAAATTTAAATGCCGTGCAAAATCAACTTAAGGCTATTAAAGAATTTAGCCCAAATTGCAAATATTTAAATGCAGGTAGTTCTTTAGAAATCTCAAACGATAATTCTCCTTATGCCCTCAGTAAGAGGGCGGCGAGGCAAGTAGTTATGGCTTATGCGACAGAAGGAATTGAAGCTATTCAACCCTTTTTATTCAATCATGAAAGCCCTCGCAGACCAGAAGGGTTTCTGTCTAAAAAGGTCGCAGACCACATCAAAGAGAGAAAAACTACGAAAGGGAAAATTTTAAAAGTAGGAAACCTAAATGAATCGAGGGACTGGTCTCACGCAGAAGATATGGCAAATTATATCTGGAAGTGTATAGAAGACATGCCTAAATCTGCACCGAAATTGGGAAGCGGGATTTCAAGAAGAGTTGCGGACTTTATTAGAATAATGTTTGAAAAAAGTGGCGAGCAATGCAAATGGGGAGCAAATCAATTAATTTCTTCAAAAGGTGAAATACTTTGTGAGTCAGTTCCAGATTTACAAAAAGAACACACTTACTTTCATTCAGTCGCCACTCCAAATATGGAACCTAAATTTTCATTTGAAGAAATGATACAAGATTTATTAAAATGAAAGATTTATTAAAACAGGTTGACGAAATTTTAGAAGACCTGAGAGAACAGGTTCTTAAAGAACGAAACGAAAAGGAAAAAAGAAGATTATGGAAGAAGATAGACAAAGCCTTGGACGAGAGACTCAAATTAACAAATCCAGCATCTTAAATAAGACTAAGACATATTTAGTGGGACCTATGGAGTTTGTCTCTGACGGCGAAAGTTGGAGAGATAAGGTTTCTGATACCCTAACCCAGATGGGAGTAGTTTGTTTCGACCCATACAAAAAACCCTTTGAGAGTGACATTAAAGAGGACAAAGAAAGCCAAAACGAATTGAGAGAAAAGCGTGCCAACGGAAATCTGCAAGACGTTCATGACCACATGCGAGAAATTATCGCTGCGGATTTGGCAATGGTAGATAGAGCGGATTTCATTATAGCATACTTAAATCCAGATGTTCCGACTTTCGGAACAATACACGAAATTGTTGTTGCAAATCAGGCAAAGAAGCCTATCTTTGTTTTTGTCGAAGGAGGCGTCAAAAAAACTCCCCTCTGGATGCTTGGATTGCTGCCAGTGAAATACTTCTACGACGACCTAGATAGTCTACTTAAAACAATTGTAGATATCGATTCGGGACGGAAACAAATTGACTCAAAGAGGTGGAGACTTTTTAAAGAAGAATATAGATGAGTAAGTTAAAACTAAAATATAAAGATGGTCAGTGGGAGATTCTCATCGATGGAAAACATGTAGAAAATGTCATGAGTCTTGAACTTGTTGCTTCTGCGACGGAAAAGTTTCCGGTTGTTAATTTGAAGTTTTATGATCCAGAGTTAGACATAGAAGGAGACGTTGATTTATATGAGCGCGGGTAAGGGGGATTCTCCAAGACCTGTAGATGGGGAAAAATACAGGAGTAATTATGACAAGATCTTTAAAAGAGATCCTCAAAAATCTCAAAAAATAAATTCGTCCAGCGAAGACAGATCACCCACAATTCTAGAAGAAATTAAATTCAAGGTAATTTTTAATGAAAACAAAGATTAATTTTATAGTAACTTGCTTTGACAAGGAAAGTTATTGGCCCCACCTTAAAGACCTTATTCTTTCTTATAAGAATATTGATCCAACGATTTGCCTAGTTTACAATGGCGACGATGAAGCTTTTGAAGCAGATGTCCGTATTCCAAACTCTGGATTACAAAAGGGTGAGTTCGAATTAATTACAGAAGGTTATAAATTTTTAGTGGACAAAGATGTAGAGTCAGATCTTTTTATTAAACTTTCGGTAGACTCTTGGCTTTGCGAGGAAGATGTTATCCATCGAGTATTTTCGAATATGGCTCACTTTAGAGTTCCATATGGCGGAAACAACTGGAATACTTCTGAACAACTTTCTACAGATATCTTTTTTGCAGATATCAGATATGGAAACGTTTTTGAATCGTTTAGATTTGACGGAGCGGTTCTCGAAAACGCAATGCACAATGCGGTGGGTAGATTAGGGGGTAGGTTTTATAGAATAAATGAGAGGGAGCCGGTCCACCCAGACAATAGGAACGTTTGCGAAGCATTGGGCTGGACGATGAGTCACGACCTAAAAGAAAATCTGGACTTCCTGAAAAAATACAAGGAAACCAAACCTAGCAGAGAGATTTTGAATAATTATGTCGCCGTATGTAGAATGCATAGTGATATAAATCAATTATTACCAACCATTTTCAATTACGCAAAACAAAGCGAGACGATTGTAGAAATGGGCGTTAGAGATGTTGTTTCTACTTGGGCGTTTTTAGCAGCGAGTCCTAAAAGGATGAGGTCGTATGACATAGAGCAAAGCCCGAATATTGAACACGCTAAAGAATTGGCAACTGGAGCAGGGATTGATTTTGAGTTTTCGAAACAAGATGTTCTAGAAGAGTCATTTGAGATAGAAGAGGCGGACCTTGTGTTTATTGACACTTGGCACAGATACGATCAATTAAAAAAGGAACTCTCTAAACACGGAAACAGGGCGAAAAAATTCTTAATTTTTCATGACACAGAAACGTTTGGATTTAAAGATGAAGAAGAAACTGATTTCAGGAAGCAACCACAAGGCTTGAGGCCAGCAATCGAGGAATTCCTAGAAGAGAATCCTCACTGGAAAGAGGTTGAAAGATTATTGATTAACAATGGTCTTACAGTTTTAAAAAGAGAAGAAAATGGAAGAGAAGTTTGAGACATGCAAGAACAGGTCGGTAGACAAAGTTGTTTATGAGTCTTCGCCATGTTGTGGGACGGTATTCAGAGACGGATACACTTGTTATAGACTAAACATTCAAGGATTAACACAAGATATTTGTAAATATTGCGAATTTTATGAGCAAAGAGAAAAAGAAAACAGTTAAAACGGACGGAGAGGTATTGACAAACTCTCCTTTAGAGAGAATCGTTTCGTATTTTAGTGGTGCCGAGGCAGATGGGTTTTATGGGGTGGTTTACGAATCAGGAGACGTTGCCTTTGAAAAGGAGATCAAAATCTCAACTAATTCATATCAATTAGACGCACACTTAGAAGGAGGTTACAACGCCTTCTCTATGTCGATGTTCTTCGGGGATAAAGAATCTGGTAAAACTGGGCAAGGTCTAACTTGGGGAGCTAACTGGCAAAAGCACTTCGGAGAGAAGGGCTGGGTTGTAGTTTATGATGCTGAAGGTAGACTCACAGAGAAAAAGATCAGAATGTCCGGAGTGGACAAGTCTCGACTCATTGTCATCAAATCAAATGCGTCAGAATTTGTTCTACAAAACATACTAGATTTGATCAATAACAATCCGGAAGGCTTAAAATACTTCTTCATTGTTGACAGTATCAATGCGTTAACAACAGCAGATGAAAGAGGGAAAACCCTTTCAGAAGCAGAGGCAAGAGCGGGCGTAGCCAGAGTCAACTCGATGGCTTTCAAAAAGCTTTCACTTCCTATTCACGTAAAAGGTCACCACCTTTACCTTTGCTCACAAATTCGAGCAGGTAATATGACAGGATTTGGGGGCGCTGGTAATAAGGCTGGTGGCGGCAAAGCTCCAGAATTCTACGGAGACCTAATTTGCCAGATGGGTATGGCTTGGGACGGAAACTCACCAAGATATATCAAAGAGGGTGAGAAGGTTGTAGGTAGGTATACAGAATTTGACTTCAGAAAAACCTACAATGAGACAACCGGATCTAAACTGGCCGTTCCTATCAAATATAACCACACAGGAGGCGTTTGGAAGGCTAACGAGGTTGTGGATATGGCCTTGGCTTGGGGGCTTGTTATAAAGAAGGGGTCTTGGTATTCTATTCAAAGCGAACTCTTCAAAGAAAGTGCAGAGAAAGCGGGTATCAGTCCAACTCTATTAGGAGGGTCAGTTCAGGGGCACTTCGGGTTTGTTAATTTTCTAGAGGAAAATCCAGACTTACAAAAAATGATCTATTCGTATATTCTAGAAATGTTAAAATGAAATTTAAAAAACTTAATGGTTTTAATACTTACAAGAATATTTCGAATTACAGAATAGATTGGGAAGGAAAGTCATTAAGTAATTTCCAAAAAAAAGTCAAACAGTTCTTTAAAAAGTTTTGGGCGAACGACGTTTGTTACGAAGAGATGCCCTTAGCTGGAACTAGACTAAGACTGGATATTTTTAACGCCTCTAGACATATTGGTGTTGAAATTCACGGATCTCAACACGGGAAATTCAATCCGTTTTTTCATGGAAACGACAGAAACAAATTCTTAGATCAAATCCATAGAGATTTAAAAAAGACAGAATGGTGCGAGATTAATGGGTTTTTACTAATAGAGATCTTCGCGGAAGAGGAAAAAATTCTCGACAAAGATCCTAAAGAGTTTAAGAGAATGATAGAAGAGAAATACAAAATTAAATTGATAGAAGTTATTTAATGCAAGACATTCCACAAAGTATATTGGAAAGTATAAACGAACACACCAAAGATGGGTTCGTGATCTTTTACACAGACAAAAATGGCCAGCCGAGCTATATGCCAATGACAAAATCCTTAAATACATTAGGGGGCTTGCTAACTTATGCAAAGGGTGTGGGTATGGCATGGGAATCTAATATGGTTTCAAATTTAATGAAACACTTTCAAGATGGGGAAAATGTTTGATTCTTTAAATAAAGGCGTTAGGGAGAAGCTCTTTTCCGTAGGAATCGAGAAGGAAGAAGATCTTTGCCAAAAGACAAAGAAAGAGGTAAAACAAATTAAAGGGCTGGGGCCAAAATCTATCTTAGAAATTGAATACTTAATGTCCCAACACAAGCTCAAATTCAAGAAGGAAGTAAAATCCTGCGAATTCTCGATGGAGCTTAGAAAAAAAGTCATTACATTTTTCATCAAAACTACCTCAAAGATAAATTGGGGCATAGAAATGAGAAATGCTGAGAGGCTATTGAAACAATATGGGAAAGAATTTGTCTTTACGATCAAACCAAGGGTAGAAGTTAGAACTCTCAACTACTTCTTTAATCAGTATGTCAAAGAGGATTTGGACAGAAAATTCCGCATGTGGAAAACTCCAACACTTCTCGAAGAAGTAAAGGATACGGAACCTGTGGAAATTCTAGACTTTAAAGTTGGGGAAGATAAAGTTATCTCTAAACCAAAAACATTAAAAGACTTTTTAAGTTAAATGCAAAAATTACATTCAAAAGATTTGGAAAGAGCGTGCATCGCGGGGTGTATTCAATTCCCAAGTTTAGTCACTGAGATCCTCCCGTTAGTGAAGTCCTCAGATTTCTTCACATCAATTAATGGGGCGATCTTTTCCGCAATCTCAAATTTTATAGCAGAGGGGAAATCTGTAGATCCCGTGCTTCTGGCGGAAAGGTTAGGTTCCATAGGGATCACAAACTTCCACGATGTTTCTATTGGGGATTATTTATTAGCGATAACGAAATCCGATAGGGTTACAGAAGAGTCTTTTTTAGATAGATTCAAAGAACTTAAAAAGCTTTCGGTTCTTAGAGATTTGTCAGATATGTCGAAAGACATTGACTCAGTGATCTCGAAAAACTTAGATAAAGGAGTTGGGGAAATCGTAGGTCTTGTAGAAGAGAGGTTCGGCAAATCAATTAATGTTTATGAACCAGAAACAAAGCCTGTCAATTTATTCGACACGATCTCCGACTTCATCGAAGAAAGGGGCAACAACCCTCAAGAAACTGGCTTCAAAGTTCCTTACAAATGGTATCGTAAGCTCTACGGGGACTTTTTGAACGGTGGGCTATATGTGTTCTGTGCTCCTCCTAAATCAGGAAAATCGACACTCCTTGTTGATATTTGTGAAAAAGTTACCGCTGACGAGGATACCATAGCACTATATTTAGACACCGAGTTAACTTCTGAAGAGGTTATGCTTAGACAGGCTTTCAAGATTTCAGGAGTGAATGAATATTACTTAAGAAATGGCTCTTGGAGAAAAGAACCCAAACTTGAAAAGTTGGTTAGAGAAGGTCTAGAAACTTTAAGCAATAGACCAAAAAACGTAGAACACTTATATGTAGCTAACAAGCCAATTGACGAGATTATCTCTATCGTAAGAAGGTGGCATTATTCACATTCTAAAAAGAACAAGAAGGTAATTATTTTTTACGATTATCTAAAACTTACTGGAGAGGCAATTTCAGAACATTGGAAAGAACACCAAGTGATGGGAAACAAAGCAACGAAGTTAAAGGATCTCGCTCAAGAATTAAAATGCCCGATCATTAGTGCTATCCAAACAAACGCCTCTGGAACAATAGCAATGTCCCAGCAGATTAAGTGGTTCGTAAATACCTTAGCAATGCTTAGACCAAAAACCCCAGACGAGTTGGCAATGGAAGGTGGCAAATTCGGAACGCATACCCTAGAAGTCACTGAGTCAAGAAATCAGGGTGAGAATGGAATGGGATTCATTGATCTTGTAAAGATGCAAAACGGGGACTTTAAGAGGATCAATATTCATTTTAAATTCGATGGATTTAAAGTAGAAGAAATCTGCACTCTTAGGGAAGTCGTAGCTCACTTAGAGAGTGATATCCAGTTGGATAAAAAAGACGGGAAAAAGGATTATTTTTAAGATGGACGTTTTAGAAATCTTAAGAAAAATCGGATATAATTTTTCCGATGACGGGGAGTATGTAAGAATGTCCCCACTTTACAGGCAAAGTGACAATGCTACGTCGCTTCAAGTCCACAAGTTAGATGGAAACTTTAAAGATTGGGGAACAGACGATAGCGGAAGTTTTGCACTTTTGATAAAGAAAACCCTCAACTGTTCTTTTGCGGAAGCCTATCAGGTTATAGAAGGGGAAAGAATAAACTCCGGACCAGAAGAAGAGAGATTTGAAAAACAAGAATCATTCAAAGACGGGGTTATAGAAACCTTTTCAATGAAAAGTGTTGGCACTTTATTACCTCACCACAAAATTTATCTAGACAAAAAAATCTCACTAGAGACAATAGAGACATTTGGTGGCGGAGTTTCGATGGGGGGCTTTATGAGAAACAGATATACTTTCCCCATCTTCGATGATAGAAAGAACATCATAGGATTCTCAGGAAGGGCTCTAATGAGTAAGATGCTTCCAAAGTGGAAGAATAAAGGAAAGACCAGAAATTGGGCATATCCATTATTTTTGAATAGGTCTGAAATACAAGCAAAGAAAAGTGTGAGGTTAGTCGAGAGTATCGGTGATATGTTGGCACTTTGGGAGGTTGGAATCAGAAACGTGCTAGTTCTTTTTGGCGTCAAGATTAGTAAAAGACTAATAGCCGAACTTATCGAATTGAACCCAGAGGAGATTTATGTTTCCCTGAATAACGAGCCCGAAAACAACAACATCGGAAACAACGCTGCCGAAAAAATTAGCGAAAAACTCGCTTGCATTTTTGACAAAGTTAGTGTAGAATTACCCCTTCATGGCGACTTCTCAGATATGCTTGTGAGCGGAGAGATGGAGGAATGGATTAAACTATATGGAAGACTTGGTTAGATTATCAGCATCGAGAGTGAAGTGCGCCAACGAGTGCTCTTGGAGGTATTATTGTAAATACGTTTTGAAAATTCCTGATACGTCAAATGACGGAGCTAGAAGAGGAAACGTTACCCACGCAGTATTGGAAACTTTACTTCGCCTAAATAAGCCAAGAAGAAAACAGTATGCGGAAGCGATTTTGGACAGCAAAGACCCATACATCATTCCTTCGGTAAAGAGAATGATCAGAACACAAGCTCGACATTTCGAACTTGAGCTTACTGAAGAAAATGAGGCGATGGTTAAAGGCTTTATTCTTGTGGCTTTAAAATTTGATTTTTACTTAGAAGGTCTCGACTTGCAAGACCCAGAATTAGCCTTCGATCATTTTGAGGACTCTGAAACGAGATATAGAATGATCGGCTTTATCGATAAGTTTGCAATCTCCGGAGACTACGCCAGAATTGTAGATTATAAAACAAGTAAGGCAAAATTCTCTGAAGAGGAAATTGGGTTCAGTATTCAGGCATTGATGTATATGCTTGCCTTGAAGAAGCTTTACCCGAACCTTAAGAAAATTGATTGCGACTTTTTGTTCTTGAAGTTTTCACAGAAACCTTTGCAAAGAGTTTCTCTAGAAGGCAATATGCTAGAAGAGAGCTTGAGAGGAGTGGAAGAGTTCTTGCATTACATGAGCGAGTCCCTCTTAGGTTTTGATCTTGATCGGGCGGTTTCAAACTTTGCGGCAGACTCTGAAAGCAAGAAATGGCTTTGCGGAAGAAATCCGAAAGCGTGGAAGTGCCCCTACAGGAATGAAGTTAAATACTATGTAGTTTTAGATAAGGATAACAACGTTGTCACATCTGATCGAGACAGATCTAAACTCTGCCCAAAAGAAGGTCAGACGATAAAAGCAAGGCTTTACACTGGCTGTCCAAAATACCCTTGGGAAAACAAATGATTAATATATTCAAAAGTCACTATTCGGTAGGTAAGTCTATCATTACATTTGATAGAAGTGGAGAAGATGAAAAGTCGCTATTTTCGATAGCGAAGAAACTAGGATTAACAGAAGTTTTTGTTCTAGAAGATTCATTAGCAGGTTTTGCAGAAGCATATTTCAACGCAAAAGAAGAAGGGGTTTCTTTAAGATTCGGAGGTCTCTTAAAACACGGAGAAGATAAAGACAATCTTTCAAAGTTTGGAGTTTTTGCAAAAAACACAGATGGGTATAAACATTTGGTTAAACTATATTCTCACCAAGAAACAAATAACGGTTTCTTAACAGCAGCAGAGATCAAGGATTTTTGGGACGAAAGTTTAATGATGGTGATTCCATTTTATGACAGTTTCCTTTTCAAAAATCTCTTTGAGGGTAAGATTTGTATCTTCGATACTTCTTTGAAACCGATCTTTTTTCTAGAACAGAACGATTTACCCTTTGACGATTTCTTAAGGGAAAAGGTTTTGAATCTAGCTAAGGATTTAGATTGCGAAACATTAGAAACTCAAACTTGCTACTATCCAAACGAAGAATATTTCGATGCGTGGCAAACCCTTAAAGCAATGAATAATAGAGGATACAGGGGTGCCGACCTAGGCAGACCAAACTTAGACCACTGTGGGTCTTCAAACTTTTTTCCGAAATGATTAAAAACGACTTTTTAAGAAACTTGCCCAACCAACTATATGTGGTATGGGATACCGAAACCGAGGGTCTTAATCTCGTCAGATCGAGACCTTGGCAGATTTCCTATGCGCTTTTCAAAGGAACTCAAAGAATTGATCTAGTTGATAAGTTCATTAGGTGGGATGATATCAATGTTTCCAAAGAGGCGGCAGATGTTACAGGCTTCAACTTAGAAAAATACAAAGATCTTGCGGAAGATCCTAAAAAAGTCTTCAGCGATTTTGGAGAATACCTATTTGACGAAAGTATTATCAATGTGGGCCACAACATTCTTGGGTTCGATATTTACATGGATAAGGTAGCTCGTAGATTAAGTGGAGCATCTCATACTTGGGCTTATTTAAAAAATTCAATAGATACCCTTGCCTTAGCTAAAGGGTCAAAAGGGAGTCATAAACCAGACTTCGAAAATTTTCTAGCATGGCAGTTTGCAATGCTGAAGGCAAAAGGTAGAGGTAATAAGTTGGTAGACCTCGCTAAAGAATTGGGTGTAGAAGTGGATGAAAAAAGACTCCACGACTCGTCTTACGATATCGAGATCAACTATCAAGTATTTCAAAAATATATTCAAATTTATGCAATTTAAAGAACAGTTTTCAGATTACGATTTAGGAATCAAGGGGGTTAGGCTTCCAGAGGTATCTCTTACAAAAGAGGATCTTAAGCTCGCTGGGGCAGAAGCAGGAATTTCATCCGAAGACTTCCTAAGAAAGCTTTCAGAGGAAGGAATGGCAAAAAGAGGTTTATCTGGAGATAAATATACTGATAGACTAAATTACGAGTTGGGAGTTTATAAACAAACTGGTTTCACAGATTATATTATTTTAATTTGGGATATCATTAATTTCTGCGTCAAGAATAATATTCCTGTCGGAAGAGGAAGGGGTAGCTGTCCTGCATCGTTAGTTCTATACTCTATTGGGGTGACGGGCATTGATCCTATAGAATACGAGTTGTATTTTGAAAGATTCGTTTCACTCACGAGAGCGAAGTCTCAAGTTATTGATGGGATCACATATATTGATGGTCTGATGGCTCCAGACGTTGATTTAGATATTTCTCACGAACATAGACATAAGGTTGTTGAATACTTGTTCGAAAAGTATCCGAACAGATGTTGCAAACTTTCAACCACAGCCACTTTAAAAGGCAGGGCGGTGATTAAGGAATGCGCGAAGATTGTCGGGGCGTATTCAAACGATGTCGCAGAAGAGCTTGCCAAAGCTGTCCCTGAGCTATTCGGGAAAGTTTACACAGTAGAAGAGTCATATAAAGATTCTAAGAAAATTAAAGAGTTCTTTGATGAGAACCCTAAGATTTTTGATATCGCCAAAAAACTAGAGGGGGTGATTAAGAATAAGAGTTCTCACGCTTCGGGCTATCTTATTGCTTATGACGAAAGTATTTTAAATGAGCTTATTCCCTTGGAGAGAAGTAAAGAAGGGGAGCTAATATCATCTTTTGATATGAATTATGCTCAGATTCTGTGTATCAAGGTTGACCTTCTGGGACTACAAGATCTAACCCTACTTTCAAAAGTTTGCGACAGAATCGGAATCGATCTCAACAAAATTGATGTAGAAGACCCATTCATCTACGAAAAATATAAACAGGAACTTCCCACACCTTATGGATTGTTTCAAATTGGGGCAGATTGTAACTTTAGGGTTTTATCAAAAGTAAAGCCTAGAAATTTAAGTCACCTAGCTTCCGTTATTGCCTTGGCGCGTCCGGGGGCCTTAGCATATGTCGATCAATTTGCTAGATACTTAGAAACGGGGCAATTCGAATCAATTCATGAATACTTTGACGAGGTTCTTAAGGATACCGGATCTATTCCTATTTTTCAAGAACAGTTGATGAAGATGATTCACCATATCGGATTTTCACTGGATGACGCGGAAACGATCCGAAGAGTTGTGGGTAAAAAGAAAGTTGAGGAAGCAAAGGTTTGGAAAGAAAAGATCTCAGAGAAGATCAAAGAAAAGGGGTTAGACCCTAAGATTGGGGACGTTCTATGGAAAGTTGTTCAAGACTCTTCTCACTATTCATTTAACTTGTCTCACGCTGCGGCTTATGCTACACTTTCTGCGTCGAGCACGTATGTTAAATTCAAATACCCTCAAGAGTTTTATATTGAGTGTTTAAATGCCGCCGAACAAAAAGCTGACAATAGAGAAGAAATTGCATTAATTAATCAGGAGCTTGTCCATTTTGGGATCAAGATCCTTCCCCCAGATTTGTCGAAATCTAAAATGGATTTTACCAAAGAGGGTGCAGATATCAGATACGGACTCAAGTCAATCAAAGGCATTTCATCAAAAAGCTTAGGAGCTTTAGAAGCTTTCGTGGGAAGAGAAAGAATTGGAAAGTTTCAAATCTTCAAGGCGGCAAAGGATAGTGGACTAAATATTGGGATTCTTTCTGCCCTGATTCAAGCGGGGACTATGGACTCTCTGATTAAGTTCGGAGAGACAAGATCGTCGTTAGTTTACGAGGCTCAGCTATTCAATTTGTTGAAAGACGGAGAGAAAGACTACATGATTTCTAACGGAATGGAATATAACAATTCTCTATTTACAGCAATCAAGGATCTGACAAGTTGGATCAACGAGAGTGGCAAAAGAGTTGCAAGAGCGTCTCGAACAGAAACTCTCAAAAAATCAGCAGCACCATACAGAGAAATCTTTTTGCAGAATAATTCGTTCCCAGAGTTCGCAAATTATGTGTATGAAAAAGAACTGTTAGGTTACAGTTATTCAACTTCGCTCAGAGAAGTTTGTAGGAACTCTCACGCTTCAGATTTGGTTTCGGCCAAAGAGTTCGCAGAATCTAGCGAGTATTACTATCACGTTTGCGGAGAAATTAAAGAAATCAAGTATCAAAAGTCAAAGGCTGGAAAGCAATACCTAAAGATAGATATCAGCGACGAAACAGGAGTGATTACCTGTATGAAGTTTGAACCAGACGTTTTCGATTTCGTAAAGTTAGACGTATATGGTAAACTCCAAGAGGGCTCTAGAGTAATCATTCAAGGCAAGAAGTGGAACGATAGTTTAATTTTTGATAAAGTTAGACTATTAGATGAGAAGATTTTTATGAAACTTGCAGATCTAAAGGGTTGACACTCTCCAAAAATGTGTTATATTTTCCATAATTATGTTAACGTTCTATAAACCAAACAAGTCGGTCAAGGGGAGCCTTGCTAATATCTCTTTCAATTCGAAAGGAGAAAAGAAGGGCATCTTCATTGAGATGGTAAAGCAAACAGCTTGGGATGAAGCAACAGGCGCAGCCTCTTTCAAAAACGGAGAGAAGGTTAACGTTAAGCTGAGTCTTATCGAAGCCGCAGCTTTAATCAAAGCTATTGAGAAAAACGAAGCCGCAGCAGAAAAGGGGTTCTATCACTCCTCAACTGGTGGGTCAGCTTATATCAATTTCACTCCCTATGCTAGGGATGGTAAACAAATTGGGTTTTCGCTTTCGATCAATAAGCAAGAGGGTCAAAACGAGAAGAAGAGTTTTTACATTGGTTTTGATTTTAACGAATCTCAACTTCTAAAAGAATTTCTCAGGTTCTCTTTAGATCACATCTTTTCTGGAATGTATTCCGACGCTTTAAAAGCAAGAAAAGAAAGTTCGAACGCAAATGATTAAGAAAAAGATTCTTTTTCATTCTTCTTTCTGTAAGTTGAAGTCTGGTTTTGGAAGAAATTCCTTAGCCATTCTTTCATACTTATGGAAGACGGGAAAGTATGATATCGTAGAATATGCCGCTGGCCCCCTTACATGGTCAGACGAAAGGTGCAAGCACGTTCCTTGGAAATGCTACGGCGCACTACCCGACAACCCTAGAGAATTAGATAGAGTTCAGGACCATGCCATTCTCCGACATATCCATTATGGCGCGGGGAATATTGATAGGGTCATAGAACTTGAAAAACCTGATGTATACATTGGGGCAGAAGATATTTGGGCTTTTGCGGGGTATTGGAACAAGGCTTGGTGGGACAAGTTCCCTTGTGTTCTATGGACAACCCTAGACTCTTTACCTATCTACCCTGCGGCGATAGAGGCGGCAGGAAAGACAAAGAATTTCTGGGTCTGGGCATCTTTTGCTGAAGAAGCACTAAAAAATGAGGGACTAGATCATGTTAAAACAGTATTGGGTGCCGTAGGAAGTAATGACTTTTATCCTCTTCCCGCAGAGGAAAGAGAGAAGTTCAGAAAAGCCTGTGGAATTGAACCTCACGAAAAAGTCTTTGGATTTGTATTCAGAAACCAATTAAGAAAACTTGTAGGATCTCTATTAGAAGGTTTCTCGTTATACTGTAAAGAAAATTCTGACGCGAAACTTCTTTTACACACTAGCTGGGCAGAGGCTTCGGGCTGGAACATTCCGGACTTTATCAAGGAGTTTAAGTTAGATCCTAATAAAATTCTCACAACGCATATTTGTGCGAATTGCAGATCTTTTACAGTGAGCCCGTTTAAAGGCATTTCTTCGCCCTGTATGGCGTGCTCAACCCCCAACTCTATGATCACACCCAACCCAGCAGTCGGGGTGTCAGAGGGGCAAATGAATATCATCTATAACTTGATGGATGCTTATATCCACCCCATGACTTCGGGTGGCTTGGAGCTTCCAATTATAGAAGCGATGCTAACCGAACTTCCAGTAGCGACGGTTCCCTATTCTTGCGGCACACAATACACCTCGGAAGAGTTTGTCTATTCGCTAGGATACGACACTTACAGAGAACACGGCTCAAATTTTATCAAAGCTTCGGTTAAACCAGAGTCGATCAAGAACTTCATGAAAAGAGTTTCTTCTAAACCTGATTTAGCGAGAAAGCATGGAAAAGAAGGAAGAGTATGGGCAATTCAAAACTTTTCTGATGAAGTAGTCGGAAAAAATATTGAGACATTTTTAGATAGTCTAGAGAAAACAGATTACGATTTCAAATTCTCAAGAGAGAAAAGAGATCCCGAATATCCCCTCAAAGATATTACAGACGATACCGAGTGGATCATGGACATGTATTCTGGTATCCTAAAGATGGATGAAGGCAGGGACTCTAAGGGGGTTCAGGATTGGTTGACTTCATTGCAGAACGGGGCATCAAGAAAAGATATCTATGATTTTTTCATTGAAACAGCTAAAAGAGAAAACTCTGTAGACTACCCCAAGAATTTAAAAGACTTTATTAAAGAATCTGATAAGAGAAAAATCTGCTATATGATCCCAGAATCTTTAGGGGATTGTATTATTAGTTTGGGTGTTTTAGGAGGATTAAAAGATCTTTACAAAGATCATGAGTTTTATGTTTGCACCAAACCAGAAAACTTTCAGATATTTAAGCCCTTCCCTTGGATCAATTTAATTCCATATTCTCCAGAATTTGAGCACTTCCAAGTTTGGGAGGGTTCGGGCGAAAATCAAGGACTCGTAGACATATGGTTTGCTCCCTTCATTTTAACTCAAAGAATTCCAGCCTATACACATAACGGTTTAGATATCAATGCGCTACAGGAAAACTCTAGAGAGAATCGATAAAAACCGAGAGAAGGTTCGGGAGTTAAAGCGAGAAATAGGTTGTCAAGTGTGCGGAGAGACAGACCATAGAGTTCTTCAATTTCATCATACCGACCCAACCTTAAAAGAAATGAGTGTATCTAAACTCCTTCAAAAGGGCTATTCTTTTAGTAGAATTGAAAAAGAAATTAAAAAGTGCGAGATTGTTTGCGCAAATTGTCATATAAGAATCCATCATTAATTATGAAATTAGCAGAAGTATATGCCAACTATTGTGGCGTAAAATTACCTAAGGAACCACTTAAGCCGTATCGTTCGTTTTTTCCTATTGTGGGGAATTATATCACTATCCATAACGGTTCGGGAATGGATAGTAAGAATTACGATTATTATAGCGAAGTTTTGGAGATCTTAATTAAGCGTCTTGAAGGAGTAAGGTTTGTCCAGATTGGAACAGTTGCGGAAAAATTATTACCCTATTGTGAAGACTTAAGAGGGAAGACAAATCTGTCTCAATGTTCTTACGTTGTCGAAAACGCCCTTTTACACATAGGAAACGACTCTGTATGGATGCATGTTGCTGGGCTCTTAGATATTCCTTGCGTAGGGCTTTACGGACCTACTTTATCAGAAGTTTGCGCTCCTTTCTATAAGAATCCCGCCAGCCAGTTTTTAAACTCTAATAGGAATGGAAATAGGGCGACCCATTCAGTTGTAGAAAATCCTAAGACAATCAATTTGATTAAACCTGAAGAAGTTGCTAATGCTGCACTTTCTATTTTAGGAGTTAAAGAAACGACACAGAAAACGGTATATATTGGGAAAAATTATACGAATCCCATTATAGATGTTATTCCAGACCACATACTGCCTGATCAATTATTTCAAAATAATTTAATAAATATTAGATATGACCTTGGTGGTGAGGAGTTTTTTATCTTCAAGAATACCGAAAGTAGGTTTTGCAATCTTGTAACTAAGAAAAGGGTTTCTAACCAGATATTACAAGCACTAAAAGGAAGACTAAAGGCTTTGATTTTTAAAGTCGAAGAGATTGAAGATTTGGATATAGACTTTATTAGAGAGGTAGCTCAACTAAACATAGAATATTCTGTAGTCACGGAGATCGAGACACTACTTCCAGAACTAAAGTTTAAGTTACTTTCCCTTAATCCTCCAAAGAAGATCGTTAGACCCGAGGCTTTACAAGAGATTCCGGAAAATGGATACTTTAAGTCGTCAAAGATTCTTGCATCATCCGGAAATTTCTTCTTGTCAGAATGGCATTTAGATGCTAAATTACCTATGTTCAATTTGAGCGAAAATCTTGCGGAACTCCCCAAGACTCAAAGTGAACTATTTTGGAACGACATGAACAATTATATGATTTTTACTTTATGAGAAAAGCTACTGCAAAAAAAACTCCAGCGAAGAAAACGCCCGTTAAAAAGAGGGCGACAAAAAAGGTAGAGGAAAAATCTACTCAAAATAAAACTATTCCTAAATGGTCTTTTGATGATCAGGGGCTCAGATACGGGGTTGATTATGCATTCTCCGAAGATGGTCGGATCGATTGGAGAAAAATGATTGATAATAAACATATTTCTTTAAACCGTGAAAAGTTTCTTAAGAAGTCGGAACCTATAGATCTAGACTCACTCTCAAAGGAAGAATTGGATGACTTAAAATCAAAAGCAAGGGACGAAGACCTGATTATCAAACTTTGGGGCTATAGAGAATTGGCGGAACTTAGAGGTTTTTCTAATGTTAGCGAAAGAGTTGTTTCTTCCGGTCCCGATTTTGCATGTGTTGAATGCACCATTACTTGGCTACCAAACATTGAGACAGGATTTAGAGAAGTTTCGTTTTCGGCATCTGCCGATGCACATATCGGAAACTGCTCTAAAGATTTTGGGGCAAATTATTTAACAACTATTGCTTCAAATAGAGCGTTCGCGAGAGCGGTTAGAAATTTCTTGAGAATCTTTATTGTCTCACAAGACGAAATTTCGTTCGAAAAACCAGAAGAGATTACTACAAGCGTCGGAGTAAAACCTTCCTCAATTCTTGAAGAAAGATTAGAAAAGATGAATCTTACATTTGAGGATTTTAAAGAAAAACTCGCTACAGAGGATTATGAATTTGTTGGTGTGGAAGCTTGGAAAAAAGCGGCAGATATTCAACCTAAGTTTTATCCGTTAATCTTCGGGTGCCTTTCTAGATGGAAGAAAGATTGATTTCAGTTTCGGTCTGTGCGACCAACAGATATGCTTACGCCACAAGGATGCAAGCAGAAGCTGTGTTAGCGAACATCTCCTACCTTGGAGAGGAGAGTGCGGGTGTAGTGATTCTCGTTAGTGACGGATGCTCAAAGATGTATTTTTTAGCAAAGTTCTATGAAGACTCCCTTCCTAAGGGATGGAGTGTAAAACATATTATCTTAGAAAAAGTAGATGACTCTCATAAAAACTATAAAGAGTCCGCTCAATTATTAATTGCAAAAATGAGAACTGCTTCGGCGGTTTATGCAAAACAGATATGTTCTAAATTATATTGGTCATTAGATAGCGACGTTATACCAAAGGTCAACTCTTTAAGATGTATGATTGATCTTTTGGATTTTGATCACGGCTACTATGGGGTGACGGCATGTCCATACCCTTCTCAGGGAGGAGGTCCGTTCATGTTAGGTCATGGAACTCCACAAAGGCAAATTTTGCCAAACTTTTACAACGAAGAAAAAGAAGTCCCTGAAAAAGTTCTGAAGAGGCTAGAAGAGCTTACGAATACATTAAAAGCTATGGAGGCTGACTCGGAAAACTTAGAAAAAAGCCTCTCTAAGAGAAAAACAATCTTTAATAAGATTAGAAGATGGGAGACTTTTATAGATAAAAAATGTCAACCTTCGGGCAACGTTTATGATGTAACTTCCAAGTTTGGATGGAAGAGACGCGGATGGCTTGACTTTGCATATCCAAGTCTTGGGAAGGGTGCAATTATCCCTTCGGATTGGTGTGGGTTCGGAAATACCCTTTGTTCCGAAAGAGCGTTGGCTCTTATAGATTTTTCTGGTTACGAAGGAAAGGGAACAGAGGATCTTTTTATTATTTGGAATAAGTGGCATCCAAATGGAATCCGTATAGGGGGGCTCCCACATTGTCCAGCGGATCATGTAATTAGAAGAGATGGGGGCTTTGTTCACATATTAACTTATCACGAACAGGGTGGGGAATTTAACGGGCACTTAAGACAAAGGGATATAGCTTGGAGAGATGAAGATTCTTGAATTTTACCCTTCCGACGAACAGAAGGAAAGAGCCTCAAAATTGGCAAAAGAATTTAAAACGAATTCAAAATCCATTTTTAATGGAGAAAGGAATCTGTATGCCTTCCTAGGAGAGGTTGTTGCGGGAGACTTTTTAACGAAAAAAGGCTGGAAGCTTCACCCAGAAAAAATGGCGTATTATGATTTTGACATTTTAGATCCCCAAGGGTTAAAGTGGGAGATTAAGACGAAAATGACGAATGCAACCCCAAAGGTGAGTTTTAATTGCACGACCTACACGTATCATGATCAAAAGTGCGACGGCTATATCTTTGTGAGATGTTTAAAATCTCTTGAAAAAGTTTGGCTTTTGGGATGGATTTCAAAAAAAGATTTTAAAAAATACGGAACTCTTTACAAAGAAGGAGACGTAGATGGAAATCTAACGATGACCTGCGATAGCTTAGGAATAACGATCAACAAACTAAACCCATTTCTAGTATGAGCGTAACGATTGAAAGAGTCAGGCGATGCGTCAAAAATTCAACAGGTGGATATACAGTTTTTTGTAAAGATTTAGAGATTTTAGTTAATAAAAGGTATATAAATGGAGAATTTGTGGTGTTAATTAACTCAGGGAACCCAAGAATAGAGAAAATACGTTCAATTTTTGACAAAGTGGAAGACGGGAGGAAGTTTAATATAGGAGACGATGTTTCCGACCTTGTTCCAGAAGACCTTATAAAAGTGTATAAAATAGTATGAATTCAGTAGTAAATTATGTTTTTAGCGACAGTGAGAAAATTTTCGGATTCTTATATGATTTCGAATTTATGTCTTTAACTTTTCCTCACAAGATGAAAAGAAGGGGGGTAGAGTTCCCATCAGCGGGAAACGCCTTTCATGCCGAAAAGTGTCCAGACCCAAAAGATTTTGAGAAATTCTCAAAGATAGACCCTTTTAAAGCTAACGAGGCTTCAGTAGGAGTTCCCGTCTATAAAAACTGGGTAGACATGAGGGATGGAATCATGGTGGACCTGATGAAGCAAAAGTTCTCAGACCCAGAATTAAAGAAACTGCTTTTAAGCACTGGGGATAAAAAACTCATTAATGCAAATCATTGGGGAGATACCTATTGGGGAGTTAACGAAAGAGGTGAGGGGCAGAATCAATTAGGACTCATTTTAGAGGAGGTTAGAAAAGGTTTACAAGAGAAGCCCACGATTTCAAAACTAGAAGAAAAGGTAGCACCAAAAATAGAAGAAACAAAAAAAGAAAAATTCAAACTATTCTCAAAGAAGTAAGATGAAAAAGAAAACAGATAAAAAGGTTGTAAAGAAAATTACCACAAAGCAAGCCCAAAAGAAAAAGGTGGAAAAATCTAAGGTAGATCAAAAAGAAAATTTGGAAGTTTTAAATGGATTCCCTAATGTAGAAAAAGAGGGACCCACAAAAGTAGTCCCATTCGGAGGGATTGAGGAAGCTGCAAAAGAGGTTGTGACTGTTTTAACCGAAACGAAAGAGATCGTAGAAAATGTGGCAAATAAGCTTGAAACAACAGACTGGACCTTTGAGAAATTTGAAGATATCAAGGAGGGTGTAGAAGAATTTATTAAAGACGTAAAAGAAGTGGTTGAAGATATCGTTGAGGAAATTAAAGAAATTCCGCAAAGTGTAAAAGACACTTTCGAAAGGTTTATCAATATTTACTCACCTCCGGTAATCACGAAAGAGAATGCCGAAATTAAGGAAGAAAAGGGAAGATATAAAATTGTTGTAAATAGTTCAGCAAAAGGAATCGAAAGTTCGATGCCAAAATTCATTGACTCCCTAGAAGTTGAGATTAAAAAATGATACTCGTTTCTTTCTGCAATTCTAAAAGCAGAGATAACCTAGCGGTATTGAATGACGATCTAACGGAAGTTAGGTTTGTCACTATTGGTGGTAGTATCACCGGAATAGCAGAAAAGGATGGAAAAATTTTCCTTGCAAGGAATGGGGTAGAAATATTACAACTCAACACAAAATTAGAATTAGAAAACACTTACGGTAGCGGACTTCAAGACATTCATTCGATGGCGTTTAACGGAAATCAACTTTTTGTAGTAAACACGTCAGATGATTCTATAGAGGTCATTGAATACAAAAACGGTTTTTTGCAAGGCGCTCCCAAAGAGGTTCTTAAAGCCGGAAGGGGTGGGGACTCAATTCATTTGAATTCAATCTGTTTTTTTGAAGGAGAACTTCTTTTTTCTGGATTTGGAGAATCTGAGTTAAGTAAGGCAGAATCTCAAAATGGAAATATTCAAAGTAAGGAATCTTTAAAAATCCAAGGTTTAAAACACCCCCATTCGCTTCTTGCGGTAGGTGGAGATGTTTATTTCCTAGAGAGCAAGCTCTCTAAACTATATAAGAATTTTGAGCCGATTACACAATTAGATGGTTACACAAGAGGTTTGGCAAAACTAGGTGACAAACTTCTGATTGGGGTAAGCCAATCTAGAAATGGGGAAGAAAGTGGACTAGGAGCAAAGATTCTTCTTATTAACGAAGAAGGTGGACTATATGATTTGATAGAATTTGAAGATAAAAAAGAAATTTACGATATTTTAGTTGTATGACATTTTGTTTTTTTGTTGGAAATAAAAGAAGTGGAACGACTCTCTTCAATAAGGGATTAAATCTTCATCCAAATTTTTATGCCCCCCACGAAGCAGATATTGTAAATTGGTTATTAGGAACCCCTGTTGAGGAAGACTGGGAAGAGGGCTTGAATAGAACGAAAGAGTTACTAGGGAACTCTCCCGAGAAAAAAGATGAAAAGACCTTGATAGACTCGTTAGAAAGACTCAGGAGTTTTGACGTAGCAAGTGCATACAAGACTAATATACTTTGCTATGGCGATAAAAAACCAGCACAGCACTTGCAAGAGAATCACCGAAGTTTCGCTCAGAGATTGGGGCAAGTTAAATATATTCAATTAGTCAGGCATCCTTTATCTTTTCTGAAAAGTGTAAAGAAAATGTCGAATCTTTTAGACATTGGAGTTTGGGCTCCCAATTACACAGACGAGGAAATTTTAGATTTTTGGGCGAATAAAGTTACGAACGCTGAAAAGATTGCACTTAATGTAAAATTAGAAGATTTCGTGGAAAATCCAGACGAGACATTACAGGATACTTTCGAATATCTTGGTTTACAGAGGGTGCCGAATTTAAACACGGGGGTCTTAAGAATAAAGAAAGAAAACATGAGTGAAAACGAATTGTGCAAAACGGTTCCAAAGAGCGTTGAGATCTTAGCAGAAAAATATGGATACGAACTTTAATGATTTTTTAGTAGAGACATTTCATTTAGATCCTGAAAAAATTGAAAGATTTCTAAACAGACAGTGTTCCTTAAGAGATGCCTTCAAAGAAAAGGGTGTAGAAATTGCTTGGTTGTTAGACTTAACACATATTTTATTCTTAATCAAAAATTATACATTAAAAGAAAAATTTACCTTAAAGAGGGATCTTTTAAAGAGCGCATTAGAGTTTGCAAAAAATCACGAAGAGTTACAGTTTGAGAAAGAATTATTAGAAATTTATTTAAAATGAAAATGAAGTTATATACTGACGATAAGGTTATTTATCTTACAGAGACTTACGAGGGGAGCTACGAAGTAAAAGTCGGAGAGAATCTCTTAGAAGCTAGGGAGCTATCCTTTTTTACAAAAGGGGATGACTGGGCTTTGGATCACAGATTCTCAGAGAGACCCATCTTTTCGGAAAATAGTGCCCCAGATTATTTAAGATTTGAGAACGCAATAAATCCCCTTCTCGAATTTGAAACAGGGGTAGACGAAAATGGAGTAAAGTTCTACTTTGCAAGATATTTTGATATTATTTGCTTGGAGATGGGGGATAAAGAGTCTTCGTCAATTTTAGTTCTAAAAATTTCTTGACAAAACCGAATTGTGGGTTATCGTAGCCCATGATTCAATACGTTTTGAACGACCTCTTCCTTGAGGAGGCGGATTATCTTATGGAGCAGAAGAACTGCTTTCATATTCATGGCGGGCTTTCGAGAGAGATGGCTCGAAGATACCCCAAGGCGGCTTTGGCAGACAAAGCTACAGAAAGGGGAGCTTTTGAAAAGCTCGGAACTTATGAGATTGTGGATTGTGGTGACATTAAAGTAATTAATGCCTACGGTCAATATTACATTGGTGGGGTTGAGGAAACGTCAAGAACGAACTACGAGGCTTGGGAAAAAATTGTAGCTAAACTAGCTTGGGAGCTACCCCATGGCTCTGTAGTAAAGGTGCCTTACAAAATTGGTTGCGGTTTGGGGGGTGGGGATTTTTCAGTAATGCATGATATTTTTTTTAATAAGTTTGGGAGAACTGACGCAATAGATATTAAATTTTGCGTTAGAGATCTCGATAGAATAGATTTTGAGAAATTTCAAAAAGAAAAGAATATTTAAAGCTCTCACCACGACCAAGACCGTGTATGTAAGTGCATGGAATATTATGTTTACGCTTTAATAGACCCTAGAAATCAACTACCCTTTTATATAGGCAAGGGTAAGATCGTAGACAATCAGGGTAGAAAATATCGGAGAGTTAAAGACCATCAAAAAATCGCGGGGAATAATAAGCTCAAAAATAGTGTTTCAAAAAAGATTTTACAAGAATTTGGAGAGATCCCATATAAAATTATTAAAGAGGGACTTTCTGAACTTGAGAGCTTTGATTTAGAAAAGGGGTTGATTGCACAGTATGGAAGGCGTGATTTAGGTTCTGGGATTTTAACAAACTTAACAGATGGTGGAGAGGGGCAGAGTGGGCTCGTTAGATCTGAGATTTTTAAAAAAAAGATATCCGAAAGAAACAAGGAATATTACAGAAATCATCCAAACCCCTTTTTGGGGAAAAAACATTCGGAAGAAAGCAGAATTAAAATGTCAAAAGGCCAAAAACGATACTTGAAAGATAATAAAAATTCATTTGAAGGAAAATCTCACACAGAAGAATCTAAGGCCAAAATGTCCGCATTTAGAAAAGCTGCTGGCACAACACTACCAAAGGAGAAGTGGTTTCTTTACGCGAGCAAAGGTGGGTCAAAAAATTACACTTTCATTTCGCCAGATGGCGAAAAATTTGAAGTAAAAGGGGAATTTTGCTCCTTTGTAAAATCTAAAAAATTAGCACTTTCGACTTGTAAAGAATTTATAAATAAAGGTAAAATACCAGAACCTAAAAACCCAAAACATAACAGAATGACCCCCGAGAGATTGAATTCAACAAATTGGGAGATAATCAAAACAAGCTTATGAAACTCAAAGTTACTACTGAAAACTATGCGGCACAAATCGTCCGCATTTCGAATCCCAGAAAGCATTCCAATGCTGACAAGCTGCTTTGCTGGAACGTTAACTTAAATAACGTTATCACTGACCTTTCGGCAACCGAAGGATTGATGGTTTATTTCCCCGTTGAAAGCAAAATCTCTCATGATTTTTTGAGCAGAAATTCTATTTACAAAGATGCCGAGTTAAATCTCGATAAGGAGAAGAAAGGCTACATCGAAAGAAATGGTAGAGTAAGGGCAATGAAATTAAGGGGTGAGTTCTCCGAAGGTATGCTTATGCCTCTAACCTCTCTTTCGACTTTCTGTGATATTTCTAAATTAAAAGAAGGAGATATTTTTAACGAGATTGACGACCAAGAAATTTGCGAGAAATTTATTCCTAAAGAAGGTGGAAATTCTGGAGGACCTAAAAGTGGATCAGATACTGACTCCCCAAAGCAATTTGTAGATGGGCAATTTGAATTCCATATTGATACTTCTCATTTTGGGCGAAATATTAGTAAGTTCGAACTAAGCGACCTTATCTCTATTTCTTACAAACTGCACGGAACTTCTTTCACTGCGAGAAAAGTTCTTGCTAAAAGAAAATTTTGGAAGTTTAATTTGACTCCAAAGTATAAATTTGTAGTTTCTAGCAGAAAGAAAATCCTTAGAGCGAAAAAGGATAAGTATGACCTTTGGCTAGACTCTACCGCCCACTTAGAAAAACTTCTAGGAAATGGTATGGCAATCTATGGAGAGATTGTTGGATTCAATAAAACTGGCGGGGTCATTCAAAGTGGTTATGATTACGGTTGCGACAAAGATTCTGTAACAGCCCCTTATAATGAAGTCTATGTTTATAGAATCACATATACTAGCCCAGAAGGTTTAACTTTCGAATATTCCAATGCTCAAATCAAAGAGTTTTGTAACAAGTTTGGTTTGAAATACTGTCCACAATTCTTTACTGGAACTGTTGAAGATTATTGCAAACTAAGAGGAGTTGATACTTCTGTCGAAAATTGGAGGGAAGGTTGGGCGCAAAAGCTCAAAGAAGAATTTAATGAGAAAGACTGCTTCCTTTGTAAGAACGTCGTTCCTGAAGAGGGCGTAGTTATTAGAAAAGAAGGTCTGACTTTTGACGCTTTTAAATTTAAGTCTAGCAGATTCCTACTTAAGGAAACTGAAGCCCTCGACAAAGGGGAGGAAGTGTTGTCATGAGGATCGGAAGGGTTCTCGAAAAATACTCTGACAAAAAAACTTTCCAGTGCAAACACTGTGGAGAAGTGACAACTCACTCCTTGCTAAAGGTAAAAGAGACTAAAATAGAACCTGAAAGAAAAGACTCCGCGAGTGTGCTTCTCGTATGGTTTTGTGAATACTGCTTAGATTCGGAGAGACTAGATAGACTAAATGAGCGAGGAAACAGTTTGTAAAAAACCCTCCCTAGAGGAAAAGGATTCATATCGGAGACGATTGTTTTCTGTTTTAGATCACATCAACAATGTAAACTCTGTAGCAGAAAAACTAGCGGAGAGAATTATTGATCACGCGGAATCTAAAGCAGATTTGGATTTCGCTCGGAGATTGATTCAGCGAGTGAGACGACATGACATTTCTAAGTTTGAAGGAATCGAGTGGGAATCCTTACACAGAGAGAACTCCGATCCTTTACTCAAAACAGCCATACACCAACATCAGCAAACAAACGATCACCACCCTCAATATTTTGTAGGTGGTATTAGCCAAATGAATGACTTGCAGCTTGCCGAGTTTTGCTGCGACCTCAAGGCGAGATCTGCCGAAATGGGAACTGATCTAAAAACCTACATTAAAGAAGTTGCCACGGAAAGATTTGGGTTTACGACAAACTCAAAGGTTTATAAAAGGATAATAAAATTTGTTAATTTGATTTTGGACGAACCATTTAAGAGCGTTTGAAAAAACTTCTTGACAAACTCGGAAAGAGTGTTACATTTCATTATGGAAAACTTCAGAAAAGAATTTAAGTTCCCAGATGGGAGCTATCACTGCCAGTCGAATTTTAAGGATAATGAGGGAGCAATCTTAATTAATTGCCAAGACGGAGACCTCATTAAACTAGCTCTTCAGAAAGACGCTTTGAAACGGAGTAATCCATTGGCAAAAATGGGAGTTCTGCTTCCGTATGTCCGCTACAGTCGCCAAGATCGTATCTGTAACGAAGGGGAACCTTTTTCGATCAAGGTTTACACGGATATTTTAAATAGCTTGGGTTTTGATCTCGTTCAAATCCTCTGTCCCCACTCTGATGTAACCCCCGCCCTTATCAATAACGTCTACACTGTAGAGTTGCAGGATCTAGTAGAAATGTTTATTCTGAGCGGACTCATCGAAAAATGGGACGTATCTGTAGCACCAGACGCAGGAGCATCGAAGCGAACATTTAAAATCGCAGAGAAATTTAAAACTCAATTTCTTCAGGCAAATAAAATCCGTGACGTAAGCGACGGAAAAATCCTAAAGATTGAAGTTCCTCAGGAACTTGACCCAGATCTCCACTACGTTATCTTTGATGATGTTTGCGCAATGGGTGGAACTTTCGCGGGACTTTACGACGAGATGGCTTCGAAAGGGGCCAAAAAGATCGACCTTTTTGTTGCCCACGTTGATTCGGAAAGGAACGGGATTACAGCACTTGCTGAAAAATTCCATAAAATCTACACTACAAACTCGCAAGCGAATTTCGACTTCCCAGAAAATGTTGTCGTAATGGATCTTTTCGCTTGACTTTTTCAAAACTTAGAGTATCATACGTCATGCAAGTAAATCCAGCAACTCTAATCGATGGCTACAAAGTAGGCCATATTCACCAATATCCTAAAGGCACTGAGATTATTTTCAGTAACCTCACCGCTCGCTCCACTCGGAGAACTGGCACTAAAAAGGTTGTTTTCGCTGGCCTTCAGTATTTCTTGAAGGAATACC